GAGCACGGCGGACATCTGGTTGTGGCAAAGACAGCAAACGAGGATTATATCACATCGGACGGACGGCTCGCGTGGCTGTATCTGCAAGGCGAGGCGGAAGATATTATTAACGAGGACACGGTGATCGTTGACTTTGACGGTCAGCGGATCAGCCTGCCGTATAATATTTCCCTTGGCAACTCGTGGGAAAAGGATTTCGAGCGGACGACTTATCTCGGCGGCTCGGTTGAAGGCGACTGGAATCCGGCGGTAACGCGCGATCTCGATCTGTCAACGGATGTCGTGCTGACGATACCAGCCGGATCGCAGACGCAGTCCGATATGCGGCGGCTTGCGGATTTTCCGGGCATCTGCCATATCCGGACGCCGGAAGGCTCCAGTTTTGCGGCAAACATCAACGTGACGGAAAACATCGACGGGTCAAAGGCAAACCTTATCTCCTACAGCCTCGACGTAAAAAAGGTGGATCCGGAAGGCGAAGAGGGAATGACGCTCGCGCAGTGGAATAGTATTCACGGAGGTAGCTGATGGACTGGCAGCATGGATTTTCTGCAACTTATTGTCTGATGACGGTTAATTCGGAAACGTGGGCAGATGATGAGGAGCTTGGAATTATTGAAGGGACAATCGAGCGCGATGCGGAAGCTGAGCTGATCGAGTCGGCCAGCATAACGCTCGCGGAGGTCGTTGGAGAAACATGGATCCGGATTTATCTGCAGGCGAGGCAGGAAAGCGACTCGGAAAAAGTCGCACTGTTTACGGGCTTGACATCATCGCCGGAGAGAAAATTGGACGGGCACCGGGTCACCTACCCGGTCGAGTGTCACTCGGTGCTAAAACCGGCGGACGATGTCCTTTTGCTGCGCGGATATACAGCTCCGCGCGGGGCCGGCGCGGCACTGGTCAAAGAGCTGTTAAACGTGATACCTGCGCCGGTGGCGGCGGAGGACGCGAGTCCGGTGCTGTCAGAAAATATCGTTGCTGAGGATGGAGAGACACGGCTCAGCATGGCAAACAAAATCCTTGCGGCCATCGGGTGGCGGCTCAGAATCGAGGGCGACGGCTCAGTCACGATCTGCGAAAGGGCGGCAGAATCATCCGTCCGGTTTGATGCAAACGAAAACGATGTGATTGAGACAGAGGTCACAGACACAAACGACTGGTTTGAGTGTCCGAATGTCCTGAGAGCGTACACGGAGGATTCCGGCACGGCGGTCGCGCGAGATGATGATCCGGAGAGCGATCTCTCCACGATGTCGCGCGGGCGGGAAATCTGGATGGAAGACACTGACGTTAATCTCAATGTTGACGAAAACATTGCGCAGTATGCAATCCGGCGGCTGCGGGAAGAACAGCAGCACGCGCGGACATTGTCATATAACCGCAGATTTTTTGATGGGATCACAGTTGGAGATATTATAACGATTAATTATCCGGGTTATGAACTGACGGGAGATTACCGGATAAAAACGCAGTCTATTACACTTGGCTACGGCTGCAGAACGGCAGAGGAGGTGACGCAGGCATGACAACAATAAACAGAGTCGCAAATGCCGTGCTCAAATCGCAAAAGTCAAGCAGTACGAGCGCGTACGATACGAGCGCAACCGTGACGCGCGTCACGGACGATGCGGTTTTTGTCCACATCGACGGCGGCGTGCCGGAAACGCCGTGTCAAAAAACAATCGATTGCAAGGCCGGCGACGTGGTAAAAATCCGGATAAGCGGCGGCAAGGCGTGGATTGCCGGAAACGCAACCGCGCCGCCGACAGACGATACAAGAGCGATAACAGCACAAAATACAGCACAAAAAGCAGATAGCAAAGCCGTAACAGCTCAGGAAACTACAGATCAAGAAATAGTTGATCGTAAAGCAATCATCAGAGAATACGAAGATGGTGTTTTAGTAGCTAAACAAAATAATAACTATGGAGCTTTGATAAATGCTTCTGGATCGTTTGATGTGGTACCATTAACATGGTCAGGTAAAGAACCAATCATAGGCAGCCCGGTTGCACGATTTGGATCAAATATTATACTTGGAGCAGATGCAAATTTACAGTTAAAAATAACCAGTAATAAATTTCAGTTTAGTAACGGAGACCCTGATTATATTGGAGCTGAAATGGCTTTAAGTGATGATGATAATTTTTATATATATCATCTATTAACTGGAGGAACTCTGAATATTGGGGCTAATGGTGCTTATTTATCTATTGGCGGAAATTGGATAGGTATTTCTCCAAATGCAGATGTAGGCGCTTCAGATATTTCTGTGGATGGCTATATTTCAGCGGGAGAAAGTATTTCTGCTGGTGGAAACATAACTGCCAGCGGAAACATCATAGCAGATGGAACTGTTAAATTATCAAATTCCATTAAGCGTAAAACTTACACATGGACTATAGCATCTATAGGTGCGAACGAATATAAAAGCACAGAAGTAGACCCTCCTGCGGAATCTGGCTATATCCCGATTAGCATCGCTGGTTGGGGGATTGACGGGACTGGAACATCTCACGTCAAGTGGGTTAAATGTCATATCAACAGCAGTGGAAAGCTGGTTATCGGGCTTGTGAACGATAATTCAAACGCACGAACTAACTGGACTGCAACAGTACATATTTTGTATGTAAAATCTTAAGAGAGGAAGATATTTTGAAAAATATTATAAACAAACTAATTGGAATGGACGCAGGAACGAGAGCGCGAACAGTTACAGCGCTTGTCACTGCAGTATTGGACTTTTTGGCTGCATTTGGTATTGTTAATTTTTCTGATGCGCAAACAGACGCGATCTATAAGATCGTGCTGACAATAGTTACGGCCTTTGTCTGGGGCTATGCGTCGCATTATAAAAACAACGATTTTTCTGAGGAGGCGTGCGAAGGCACTGGACTTACGCGGCTCCTGAAAGCCGAAAAGAAGGCGGGCGTGTATACTGAGCCGCTGGAAATGGAAATTGTAGAGGAAGGCGGTGAAGCGGATGAGTCGAGTAACATCGGTTAAGACATTTAGACAGTATGACAGCCGCTGGGGCTCGCATAAATATCCGAACACGCGTTATACGATGCACTCATCCGGATGCGGCCCGACAGCCTGCGCGGACGTCATTGCATCAAGTCCAAAACATAAAGACGTCACGCCGGAAACGCTCAGAAAATACATGATCAGCAACGGCTTTTGTGTCGCCGGTGCCGGCACGGCATGGAGCGGCATCGGGGCAGCGCTCCAGAAGTACGGCTTTGCGGTCAAAAACCATGACACCATGCCAGCATTTTTCGCAGAAATGAAAAAGGATGGCCGGTGCGGGATCCTGCTTCTTACAAAAGGCACCCGCGGCGGCGTCACGTGGACAACCGGCGGGCACTTTTTAGCGTGCTCAGGCCATAAAGTCAGCAATGGGAAAAACTATTTGTACATGCACGATCCGGGAGGAAGGAAACATGACGGCTGGTATTGTTATGAAACTACGATGCAAGGCCTTGTCAGACAAGTGTGGAGTTGCTATATCAAAAATGCTAAAACGTCAACTAATACATCAACGAATACATCAACTACTGCCACCAAAACACCAACATTTAAAGGTTTTGACGTGTCAAATTGGCAGGGTAAAATATCCGTAGATCGCTTCAAAAAAGCAAAGGATTCAGGATACAGTTTTGTCATTATCCGCTGCGGCTTTGCGTTTGTGGTTAACGATCCGATCAACAAAGACGCTGCTTTTGAGACAAACTACAAAAATGCAATAAAGGCCGGATTAAAAGTCGGTTTGTACTACTACAGCAAAGCGCGGACTGTTGCGGCCGCGAGAAAAGAAGCAAATTATTGTCTCCAGCTGATAAACGGCAGAGCGCTGCACTATCCGATTTATATCGACTTTGAGGACAAAGTGCAGGCCAATCTCGGCAAAACCTTATCTGCGAGCATCTGCAATGCCTTTTGCGATGTTATCGAGCGGGAAGGCTACTCGGCCGGAGTATATGCCAACTGGAATTATCTGACCAATAAGATCGGCACGATCAGCGCAAAGTATAACATCTGGCTCGCTCAGTATCCGACAGCGACATACAAAGGCAAGTACACAATGCACCAATACAGCGATAAAGGCTCAGTATCCGGCATCGGCTCGCCGATCGATGTAAACACGGCAACCTTAAAACCGGCCAATTGGCCGAAAAACCTGCTCAAATATCCGGCGGAAAATCTCCGGAAAGGGGATGCCGGTTATCAGGTTATAAAGCTGCAACGCTGTCTTAACCAGCTGATCAACACAAAGCTGACTGTTGACGGGATTTTCGGGTCGGCGACGGAAAAAGCTGTGAAGAGGCTGCAGAACAAATATAGGCTTGAGGTCGACGGCATTGTCGGACCGATGACAAGAGCAAAAATTAAGGAGCTGGTCAAATGATACAGGCAATAGGTATGATGGAGATCGCGGCCTTTTTAAAAGTGGCGCTGTATCTCTGCGGGTGCGTCGGAATTATCGCCGGCGCCGTGGCCGCGGTCGTGGCAGCCGTAAACACATTTAAAAAGCCGGCAAAAGAGCTGACGGAAAGAGTGGACGACATCGAAGAACACATCAAAGACATAGACAAATTTTTAGAAAATGATAAAAAGGCAATCGAGCAGCTCACAGACAAGATCAACGATCTGCTCAAGATCGAGCTGGCCGATCTGGATCATCAGATCGAGGGCAACGGTATCGAGCGCATGAAGGAGATCAGGCGCGAGCTGCAGGCAAAAATGTAAATATTGCTCATCTGCCATGCGCAGATTAAGCGAGATTAAGTAAGATTAACAAAATCTTTGACTGATTAAATAAAATCTTTGATTAATTGTTTTGCTTAATTGAGTTTCCCCAAAAAACGCGTTTTAAATGCGTTTTAATGCGTTTAACGCATTTCCACGCAATAAAAAAGAGAGCTATCAGCTCTCTTTTATATTTTTTCAATTGGTTCAAATTCTGCGTTTGTGGCTGCGTGACCGCCTTTAATCTCCTGACAAAGGCTATAGGCCACTTCCTCGAAGTATTCTTTGATTAATTCTGAGACTTCCAACATAATTCCGTCATAATCACGAGATTTAATTTCAGTGTTCAGGATTCCGTGCCCTGTTTCGCCGTTCAATGCGTAAAAATCGAGTTCGAGCCGCGGCTCGTTGAGCTTGTCATCTTTCCAGTCTTTTGTACGATATTTCAGATAACAAAAGTTGTTTATTTTATAGTTGCCGCCGGTTTCACTTTGTAACATTTTCTTGATCTCTTTCTTCATGCTCATTTTCTATTTCCTTTCTTCCTTTTTCAGATCGGCTCTTATGAGAGCTTTGATATATCCTTGCTTGTTCCCGACCGCATCCAACTTTGCGAGGATGTCCGCGTCGGTTGATTTGGTTAATTTTATTTTGATTGAGCGGGTTTTTTCCCGCTCATACTTTGCATTAGCTCTTTTTTGTGCGTCTGAGACTGCCATTATTCATCCTCCTCTTCAACTGAACCGAAGTGACGTTCTTTCATCATTTCGATCAGTTCTGTTATCATGTCAACGAATTTTTCAGCTTTCGGCGTTCCCTCCTTAGCCCACAGGAAGCCGCCGCGATTAACGCTGAAGCATGTATCATTCCAGCGAGCAAACTCGCCGTACTTTCCGTTGGACGTTCCAAACGTCCAATATTTGCCGCCATCTGCCGGGATCGAGTAGAAGCCGGCTTCGTTTGGTTCTAAGGCCGCTGCGGCTCTCTCCCGCGCCTTGCGTCCCCAGCGATAGAACTCATTAGTTCCTGCATTGATATATCTGTAATCCTTAAACATTTCTTTCTCCTTTTCTGTTTCAATTCCCTCTCAACTTGTATCTATACTATAACATATGGGTACACATATAGCAAGTGATTTTATAAAAAAAGTTTTGTATTTTTATGTATTTTATAATGTACTTTTTATAACAATGACGCAGGACGCAACCTGTTAGTACATTTTTAGTCTAAAAAAATTACATCTACCGGATGGCCGTCAAGGTCGACCACGATCTGTTTAATAATCTGTCTCCAAAATGAGCGCTTATGCTCTCTGTTGAGCAGGTTATAATCACGTTCAAAGTCGCTGGTTAACAGATTTTTTAGCTTTGACAGCTGCAGGCTGCCATGATCTGAGCGATTAAGCTCAGCGATTTTATCCTTAAGCGCTTTTGTGCGCTGTCTGTACTGCTCTTTTGTGATGTTTCCGTCGATGTACACATCGTTCAGCCGTTCGAGCTGTTTTTTGTATCTTTCGGGATCTTCTTTTTTCCGCCGGTTGTGTTTTACTGTCCATCTGAGCAGGTAACCGTCAAACAGATCGCGGATATTATCGAGCAGATAGCGCTCGACTCTCAGCTCACTGACGTTATGCTTTGACTGACACGTTGCGTTGTAGCGTTTGCGGCATCGGTAATACATGCGAGCGCCGTCGTAACATCCTCCCAGCGCGCAATCACAGACCGGACAACGGATGAGTCCTGAAAAAAGATAAGTGCGTCGTTTGTCGCTCACCCGGATATTGCGCTGGATGATCTGCTGGAGGTCATCAAAGCGCTCTTTTGTTATGTACGGTTCTGTGTAGTTGTCGTTGCCCTTGTATTTCCCGTACAGCATTGGATTGGTTAAAATCTTTTTGTAATTTGCGGGAGCGGATGCTCTGTTGTACTTTGTGTTGATATAGCGCGTCACGACGTGCAGTGACTGATGCAGCTCAAATTGCTCGATCAGCTCGATCAGCATGGCAGACTGCTCAGGATCGTGGACAACGCGCTTTTTTCCGTCGATCACATCAACCTTAAAGCCGATCGGCTGGATCCCGGATATAGGCTGACCTCGCATGATGGCAGCGTGATGGATACTTTTGATGCGCTCGCTTGTTCGATCGGACTCATCCTGTGCAACGCTCAGCATAATATTGACGTGCAGCCGTCCGGATGCGGTGTCCGTGTTGTAATTTTCCCAGATCGCAGACCATGCAACATCGTGAGCGTCTAAAATTTCCTGCACTTTGTAATACTCTTTGATGTTTCGGAACCAGCGATCTAATTTTGTAAACAATATCTTTTGCGGCTTCCGCTCTTTAAGATCGCTTATTAATCGCATCATTTCCGGCCTTTTGTTGTATGGTTTCCTCGCAGAAAATCCGGCGTCTCGGTAAATATCTATGATCGTGTGATTGTTTCGCTCGCAGTACTCTTTAAGTGCTTTTTCCTGCGTTTCGAGACTTAATCCTGAGCGACTCTGTTCTTCCGTTGATACTCTGACATATAAAATTACATTCATTTTGTTCCTGCTCTTCTTTTTCTCGTCTGTTTTGTGCTATAATAATATATATTTCTTTTCAACCTCTTGGCAGCTTCTGAGCTGCGACTTAGCCAGTATATAAAAAACCACTGCGTTGACATGCGAGAAGCCGCAGTGTGCAGCGTCCGGCAGTCAAGCCGGAGACGTGCTTTTCCCTTTTTTGTTCTTGCTCGCACGTCTGACATGTCCGCCGCAGCCCGCCGAAACATTTGTTCGGACGGGCGTTTTTTATTTTTAAATCACAATGGATAATAGCGGGATATGCTTTTACCATTTTATTTCTCCTTTCGTTTGATATTTTTTCTATTGTTGTTTGTCTTTGTGGAAATCGATATAGATGACATTGTCTATGTTGCGATATCTGATTTTCTTTTTTTGTCATATTTAGGGTCTTCAAGTAACATATCGATTCTTTCAGCGATGCGAATCTGATCCGCCGCATCAAGATGGAGAAACTTCTGCGCTATGTGATAAGCATCTTTGTGATAACACGCGGAAAGAAGATCACAGAGAGGATTATCATCCGTTTTGGTTGACTGATCGTCAATAAGATCCATAACACCAACATCGAGAGCGTTTGCAATCGCCAAAAGACGTGAAATCGGCATATCGTTTTTTCCGCTTTCTATCCGAGACATAGAAGACCGTTTGCTATCAGATGTATAACCGCTTTTTTCTGCAAGTTCTTCGAGTGTCCACTGTCTCATTTTCCGGTATCGTTTTATATTCTGTCCTATAATCACATTTATATTATCCATTTGTCGCACCATGATATAACAAAAAATCAACAATAATATAAAATATTATAAATTATAGTTGACATTTAAGCAACAAGAGATTATTATAAATATAGTTGATTATCAAGCAACATTAAAAAGGAGGTGAAAAAGTGATCGATACAAAAAGACTGAGGGAAAGAATCGACGAATCAGGTTATAAGTTGCGGTATATTGCAAAACAGTGCAACTTAACCTATCAGGGGCTTTTGCCGAAAATCAACGGAGAGCGAGAATTTATGGTAACTGAAGCGTGGAGAATAAAACAATTGCTCGGATTATCAAATGACGAATGGTATGCTATTTTTTTTAATAACGAAGTTGATTAACAATCACCAACACAGAGGAAGGAGAAGAAACAGGAACGGATGAAACAGATGGCAAATAAAATCTTAACCGCACTCGCGGTCTGTCTCGCTGACCAGTACGGCGAGACCGTGACTGCGGAGGCAGTAGAGGAGGAAAAGACGGCATGAACAGAAAAGAATGCGAAAGGGCAATCTTTAACAAGATGCTGGAGATTGTTGAGGTACTGAAAAAGTATGATCCGTCAGCGGAAAGCCTGTCGCTGACATACATAGACGAGCACGAGTCCACACGACTCAACGAGATGGTGCCGGAATATATATCATTCAACACGAAAATGGCGGGTGGGAATAGTAAGATCGACTGCACTGCCTTTAAAAATGCGCCGTGGGAGAACTCGAAGGGCTGGGTCTTAAGGGAAATGTGAAAAACAAGGAGGTGAAGCAATGAAGTGTTATCCGGAACCGTGGCGAGACGCGGAAGCACACGCCGCACGGCTGGAAGAAGAATACAGAAAATATGGCACGGGAAACTGCGAATCCTGCGGAAAAACCGTATGGCATGACGAGCATTTTTGTTCGGAGTGCATGGAGATCGCTATTGATGACGTGCGATATTTTACCGACTGGCTGGCAGAAAAAAACGGCTGGCCGCGCGAGATCGCGCTGGAAGCAGCATACAAAGACCTGAGCCGCGGAAAGCGGCCGGGCATTGTATGGTTGTATGACAGCGCGTCGGACACTGTCGCGGAGGAAATTGCGGATGGTAAGTAAAAACAAATGCGGGCTCTGCGGGAAATCACTGCCGCAGGGTGCAGAAAAAGCAGATATGAAATATTGCACAGAATGCACTGCCGAAGCAGCTGATCTGCTTCTGAACTATATCGTCGAGCAGTTCGATCCGGAAGGCAACGCGGAAATACAGATTATGATCGGCCTGTTTCTGCAGGCGGCGGAGATGCTGTGCCGGCTGCCGGAATGGTGCATCCCGATCAGCGCAGAAAAAAGGTGCCTCAGCTGAGACACCTCGATATAACAGCCGCCGAAAAGCGAACAAAACCGGCGGCAAAGTGATTATATCACAGATAGGAGTGTGGATGTTTAGAAAATTGAGAGCTGACGAGATCGAATGTAGAGTCAGCACAATAAATGAGCGCGGCCTGTCCTTGCTGTTATACAAGGACGCGCGCTGCGATATGAATATTCTCGACGAGACGGTGGGCGCGCTCAACTGGCAGCGCTCCCACTCGCGGGAAAATGCGAATTGCACGGTCTCGATCTGGGACAAAGACAAATGCGCGTGGGTGTCTAAAGAGGATACCGGAACAGAGAGCTACACGGAAAAAGAAAAAGGCTTAGCCTCCGACAGCTTCAAACGCGCGTGTTTTAACTGGGGCATCGGCCGAGAGCTGTACACGGCGCCGTTCATCTGGATCACTGCCGGGGACTGCAATATCAAGACCGGCAAAAACGGAAAGCCGGCATGCTATGACCGGTTCCGCGTCACGAAAATCGGATTTGACGCAGCAGGAACGATCAGTGCGCTGGAGATCGTCAACGCAAAGACCGGCAAGGTGGTGTTTGCATCCGGTGACGCGCTGACGGGCCGCGCAGACACAAACAGATCGAGGCTTATAAGAACCTGCAAAAAGATTGGGCTGCAGCTCGATGATGTGGCGAGGGAATACGGTCTGGCCGTAGAATCGACCGAAGAGGAATTCGGCATAGTGCTCAACAAAATTATGGAGAGGTTTGGAAATGGCAGACAGAAACGGATATAACAAGTCGATTATGGCGACTGAGGCGGGCAGATGTTACGTCTGCCGCATCGAAACGGAGACGGTTCGACATGAGATTTATTACGGCACAAAAAACCGTAAAATCAGCAAGATTAACGGTTTTTGGCTCGACGTGTGCCCGACATGCCATCGTCGCATACATGACGTGCCGGGCAAAGGGTTTGACAAGCTGTTAAAGCAGAAATGTCAGAAGAACTACGAGGCATTCGGAACTCGCGACGGGTTCCGGCGGCTGGTCGGAAGGAGCTACTTATGAGCGGCGTAGAATTAATCAACCAGCTCAACGACTTGTCTGTAAAGCTGCGGGAATCGGTCAGCTATATGCGCCGCGCAGGCGAAAATTATGCACGCGCGCAAAATGCTTATAAGATCGCAGTCAATCAGGAGTTTCTGCAGCTCCGCGCAGAGGGCACCCCGGTGACAATGATCAGCAAGATCGTGGCTGGACAGCCGGAAGTTGCGCCGAAAATGCTGGAGCGAGACATCGCGGAAACGCTTTATAAGACCGCGCAGGAAAATATCCAGGCGATCAAGCTGCAGATGCGGATCCTTGAGAATCAGATCGACAGGGAATATCGGGGGTGAGTATGGCAAAAAGATATTACTGGCTTAAACTCAAAAATGATTTTTTCCGCGGCAAACATATAAAGATGCTCAGAAAAATAGCTGGCGGCGACACATATACAATCATATATCTCAAAATGATGCTCTTGTCGTTAGAAAATGACGGCTATATCAACTATGACCATATTAGCGAAACGCCGGAGGAAGAAGTGGCACTGGTTATCGACGAGGAGCCGGACAACGTCAAAGTGGGTATAAATTTACTCATTAAATTTGGCGCAATAGAGGTGGTTGAGGACGATTATTATCTGCCGGAAGTGTTGGAAAATACAGGCTCAGAGACTTCCAGCGCGGGGCGGATGAGGCGGTCCCGGTCGGCATTGGTTTACGATAAAACGTCACATTGTGACATAGAGAAAGAGAAAGACATAGAGAAAGAGAAAGACATAGAGAAAGAGAAAGAGAAAGAGATAGATCCAGAATTAGAAGCAGATGTAGATGGAGATATAAAACAAGAAGCAGATGTAGATGGACCAAAAAGCAAAAAAACACGAAAACGCTTTAAAAAACCCGCGCCTGAAGAAATACGCGCCTACTGCGACGAAAAAGGTCTGACAATCGATCCGGAAATGTTTTACGACTATTACGAGGCAAACGGCTGGAAAGTCGGAAAAAATCCGATGAAATCGTGGAAGGCAACGCTCAGAAACTGGCACCGGCGCGATCAGGAAACTGCAAGGGGAAAAGCGCCGGACACAATCGGACCCTATGAAAGATTATTGATGCAGGAGGCCGGCGGGAATCCGTTTGACATTGTAGAAGCTGAGGGGGTGACGACGCATGACGCGGAGTGATGTTTACAGATTGCTGGAAATGTTAAACGCTGCATATCCGGCGTCGTTTTGGAGGATGACCGACGCAGAGCGGAAAACGCAGGTCGCTTTATGGCATGATGCGTTTAAACAGGAGCCGGCAGAGATCATAATGGCCGCGCTGAAGGATTACGTGTTATATAACAAGTTTCCGCCAACAATCGCCGGCCTGGGCGAGTGGGTTAACCGGCTACACGGCGGGCCGGGAGACGACGAGCTTTTAACAGAAGCATGGCAGGCCGTGTGCGGAAACATCCGGTTTAACGACCTGTCCGCAGAAAACAAGATGTTTTTCGGGGGCCAGGCCCGTATCGACAACTACGGTCTGGACCCGGAAACCCGGCAGACAGTGTTTGCCGGGCAATACAGGAAAGCCATTAGGGAGATAAAGAAAAATGTCAGAGCGGCAGGGAAGCTTCCGGAGACTGAAAATCGGAATCGGCTGGAGGTCGGAGGATGACAATCAACAGCAAATCTAAAGGCGCGCGGTTTGAACGTGAGATTGCGGCAAAGTACAGAGCCGCAGGATTTAACGATGCACATCGAACTGCGCAATACTGTGGAAAAACAGGACAGGCCGCGGACGTGGAAGGCGTCCAAGGCATACATATTGAGTGTAAACACCAGGAGCGGCTGCAGATTTACGACTGGATTGACCAGGCAAAAAGAGACGCGGCCGGAACAGGGGATATACCTGCTGTGCATTTCCGGCGGAATAATTGCGAGGTGCTTGTCTGCATCCGGTTTGATGATTTTGTACGGCTGATTACAGATGGAGGTGCAACAAATGAGTGATTTTATTGATTATGTATACTGCCAGGGAGTAGATGGCTATCAGACAAAGCATTTATTTCAAACGAATGCATGGAGCGGGCTTAAAGCTGAGGACATCGTGTTTGCGGATGGATGCGGAGTAGCCGCGTTCACTGTGATCGCTGTAAGCACGGTCGAAAAGGAATCGGAGTTTGATTCCTTCATTCGCACGCTGTGCGGGGGCGGTGAAGTGCGGAGGCTGACCGGGAAGATGATTACGTTTGAGGAGGATTGATGAATCAGGTAATTTTAATCGGGCGGCTGACTGCCGACCCTGAGTTAAGAAAAACACAAACAGGCACAGCAGTGACAGGTTTTTCCATCGCAATAAACCGCGGGAGAGACAGAGACGGGAACGATCTCGGCGCAGATTTTCCCCGCGTCACGGTGTGGGGGCGTCAGGCTGAAAACTGCAGCCAGTATCTGCACAAAGGCGATCAGTGCGCAGTGTCCGGCCGGTTGCAGACGGGGAAGTATCAGGACAAGGATGGCCGTACAGTCTACAAGACGGACGTGATCGCGCACCACGTAGAATTTCTGCAGACAAAGCGCACGGCCGAAGATCGCGAGCGCGAAGACCGGCGCGCAGTACAGGAAACATTAAGCCGTTACCGCGAATACCCGGGCGACATGACGCAGAACTTTAAGGAAATTGATGACGATGTACCGTTTTAGGAGCAAAAAGTGAAACTTAAAAGACAGATGGATATATTCCACGATTACGACGCGTTTGTTGAAAAATTCAAGCCGAAAAAGACGACGGACGACTGCATGACGCCGGACAATATTTATAACGAGGTCGTCCGCTGGGCGGCCGACGAGTACGGGATCGACCCGGCAAAAATCGTCCGCCCGTTTTGGCCGGGCGGAAATTATGAGGAGTTTGACTATCCGGACGGCTGCATCGTGCTGGACAACCCGCCGTTCTCGATCCTGTCCAAAATTGCAAGGGATTATATCGACAACGGCATAAAGTTCCTGCTGTTTGCGCCGGCATTAACGCTATTCACAACGCGCAACGTGTGCCATCTGTGTGTCGGTGCGGGGGTCGAATATGAGAACGGCGCGGTCGTAGCCACGTCATTCATAACCAATCTCGACGCGGCGGAAGTCCGGAGTGTGCCAGAGCTATATCAGCGGATTGAAGCAGCGAACGAACAGAACCAAAAAGAAAAATCCGTGCAGCTGCCAAAGTATGAATATCCGAAAGAAGTGTTAACGGCGGCCATGGTGAAACGATACAGCAAATACGGCGTCAGCTTTGCCGTTATGCCGGAACAGTGCCATTTTACGCGCGCGCTGGACAGTCAGCGGCCTGCCGGGAAAGCGATATTCGGCTCAGGGTATCTGCTGAGCAAAAAAGCGGCTGCAGAAAAAGCGGCTGCAGAAAAAGCGGCGGCAGAAAAAGCAGCTGCAGAAAAAGCAGCGGCAGAAAAAGCAGCGGTGAATAGATGGTCGCTGAGCGATGCCGAAAAAGAGATTGTGAGAGGCCTTAAATGAGACAACCGAGGGTTTGCTGGCGGTGTGCGCACTGCCAGCCGGACGAAGAAGGCGCCCGACGCTGCCGGAATCCGGACAGCGGATGGAAAAATACAATAGTGTCAGCGGACGCGAGCTGTCCGGAATTTGCAGACAGAGACGACGTGCTGACTGACTGGGGCAGATATGACGATTGAGATCATGGCGGAACGGCCTTTCAGCTCATGGCCAAAAATCAGCAAGCCGAAAGAGCTTAGAGGAATAAAGCCGTTTGCAAGTCACACGGCAAGACTTTATAACGGCAGAGTCAGCCTGACAAGTCATGGATTTATAAAACATCCGGATGTATGGATCAAGCTGAACGGCTGGTTTGCAGGTTTTGCATGGATAAAAGTAAAAACCGCGCTTGAGCATGAGCGCGTAACTGACTTGCTGAGGCAGATCACGCACGACACGATGATCAGCAAAAAATCAAGGTTTAACCACGATGACTGGCGGACAATCACAGATCTATGCGTCAAAGCATGGACAATGGTTAAAAGAGGAGAGTGTAAAAATGAGCAAGGTAATGAGAGTTAAATTAACGATGATCGACAGCATTTTAGGTACGGCGTCCGGCGATCCGGCGCTGCATGAGACGTATATCGCGAGCAAGGCGCCGGATGCTAAAAGCCGCGCTGAAGAAATCGAGGCGCTGGGAGTGGAAGAGGTCACAGAGAAAAACAGAACCGTATTCCCGCGCGACCCGGAAACTGGAGTGCCGGTGCTGTTTAACTATCAGATTAAAGGCTTTTTTAAGTCGGCGTGCAGTGCGCTCAGACAGATCAGCGGGACCCACAGCAAAAAACTGAAGGCTTATAAAAAGCAGATCGACCTGAGGATCCACGTCTTTGAGCACGCCGAAAACAAAGCGGGTCGAATGATCCACTTTGACAACATCGAGGACGTCGGAAGCTGCCAGCGTCCGCTCAGAGCCAGCACCCCGCAAGGCGAGCGCGTCGCACTCGCGGACAGCGAAGAAATTCCGGCCGGCGCAACGCTCGAGTTTGACATTGAGATGCTGAATCCGGACGATGAGGCAATTGTTAAAGAGTGGCTGGATTATGGGGTCTATAACGGACTCGGGCAATGGAGAAACAGCGGGAAAGGCGCTTTTACATGGGAGCAGATCGGCTGAGGAATGGTGTGGATTGGCGAAGAAAGGCTAAGGCAATGCAGAGCGTAGTGTAGAGAAGCGAAGTCAAGGCGTTGCATAGAGATGAGCAGTTAGGCAGAGGCGTTGCATTGAAATGAGAAGTTAGGCAGAGGCTTGGCGGTGAAATGACTGGTAAAGCAGAGGCATCGCATGGTGAGGCGTGGTTGAGGCACAGTTGTGATTTGTACAGGCAAGGCATGGTCTCGATCCGCCGAGGCGAAGTGCTGCGGGGCAAGGGAAAAGCAAAGTTAAGAACTGCAAAGTGGCGCAATGTTAAGCGGCGGAAAGGCAAGGATTCGACTCGCGACGGCAAGAAGTGGAGTGATGACGCGAAGTAAAGGAATAGCTTAGTAAAGAGCAGTTCAGGCAAAGCGGAGACTCGTTATGCTGCGGCGAAGCAAGGTGATGCGTTGGAAAGGCAGCGAGGTGCGACGGAAAAGCAAAGTTAAGAACTGCAAAACGCCGCGAAGAAACAGCAAAGCATAGATCAGCGAGGGAATCGCTCGGAGAAGTGATGGCATAGCAATGCGAAGCTATGGCGAAGCTATAGCAAGGCGACGCACAGTGTGGGCAACGCTCTGAGATACAAAGTATCGCAGCGGCAGTGCTTGGCAACGTGAGGCAAGGGTTATGCAAAGTACCGCGGCGGCATAGTGCTGCATAGTGCAGAGAAGATACGAGTAGATCGGCAGAGGCATGGCCTTGATATGAGTAGTTAGGAGGACGCAATGCAGACAATCAGACTGGAGCGCCGGATGAGACGGCGAGAACAGAGACGGACAAGGCGGCGCGAGTGGAAAGCCCGCGCCGCACTCGCGGCACAGATGACATTTTTCGGCGCATTTGTGCTGATCGGTACAGTAATGATGTTTAGATACGGGTACATGTGATGGCAAAAAAAGGGCAAAAACAGAATCTGCGGAAGCTCGATCCGTGGCAGGAGCTGGCCAACGCGATTATAAAAACGGCTGTCAGCGATTACCGGGAAGGATACAAAAGTCTGTACAAAGGCAGGCGGCTCAAAGAGTGCGCACAGCACGCAGAAAACATTGAGGCATGCAGAAAGATCGCAGACAAAGATATTCCGTACACAAACCCAATTCCAGAATGCCTGCGATTTTTCCGGTCGGGCTGGTTTCGCGAGCTGACGGAGATCGAGCCGGAAATCCTGATCCGGCGGCTGGAAGAAGAGCGAAGCGAGTACCTGCGGAGACAGGTGGAAAAGATTCGCGGAAGCGGCAGTGGCGAAGCGGAGTAACGCAAGGGCAAAGCGGAGAAACGAGTGGAAACGCAGTGGCGAAGCGGAGTGACGCAAGGTCAAGGCGGAGTGTCGCAACGGCAAAGTGGAGAAGCGAGGCGAAAGGCGACGGCGAAGCAAAGCAGAGGAAGTGTAACGAGTAGCGGGGGCTGAGCGTGGTTTAGTCAGCAAAGGAATAGCAAAGATGTGTATGATGACGCGAAGGCAAAGCGGAGAAAAGCGGAGAACCGAGTCGCGGTGGCGTGGAGAAGCGTAGATGCGAAAAGTGAAGGAATAGCATTGTGAAGCAAAGCGTTGGCAAAGCAGTGTGCTGCAAAGTGAAGCGGAGGAAAGGAAAAGACAGGAATGGCCTGGGAATGTCATGGCGAAGCGAAGTGCTGGCAAAGCAGTGTGTTGCTAAGAATAGCATAGAGTGCAGCGCGAAGCCGTGGCTAAGTACAGCATAGTAACGCATCGGATCAGCTTTGTTACGCATTGGAATTGATGTGCTGTGAACGCTATGAAATGCGGCGGCAGGAAGGAGGTTAAAATGTGCAACGGACTGGACAAGCGGTCGGGCAGCGGATGCCTGACCTGCGAGAATTATGACAAGACAAATCATTGCTGTCCGAACTTTTGCGACGTGATAAGAGACACGATCACGGAGCTCAAAAGTTATAAGGGCTACTGGAAAATCCGGCGCGGATGCGACGGAGGTGCGGCATATTATACGTGCTCTGAGTGCGGCTGGAATGATACGCTAATGACTTATTTCTGTCCGCATTGCGGCGCGAAAATGGAAAACGGAAAGGAGTGAAGAGGATGAGAGGGAGAAACATATGCGTAGGCGATCAGATCAATATTCCAGCCGAAGTAATCGCGATTGTTAACGATGGGTTTGATGCCTTTGCCGTCATAAAGGCAGGGCAAGAATATGTAGAATATGCAATGATGGATGCGGACGCACTCATGTCAATCAAATACGGAGGCGAGGAATGAAAGTATATATATCCGGACCGGTAACCGGAAACAAAGATTACAAAGAGCAGTTCGGGAGCATGTCATATCTTTTGAAGCGTGAAGGACACGGCGCGGTCAATCCTGTGCAGATCATGGAGCCGGTTCGCGGCATACTCGATTACAAAACGATCCTGCAGGCAGACCTCGATCTGCTGGAAGGATGCGACGCGATCCTGCTGCTTCCGGGCTGGCAGGACTCGCACGGAGCATGCAAAGAGTATGATAAGGCCGTAAGACTCGGCATTAAAATATACAGAACAGAGAGCACGGCAGAACTGCCGGAAGAACTGAAGAGAAGTGCGGAAAATGAAAAGAGATGAGCTGTTTGAAATTACAGAAATCACGCGCAGGCTGGACAGGATGGAAGAACATCTGGAAGAATTGCGCGAGGTTGCGCGGTCCGCCGGTTCCGTGGACACAACAAAAGAGCGCACGACCGGCGCGGACGTAAGAGCCGGAATGGCAGTAGCGGACAAAATAATGGACATGGAAAGTGATATGCGATTATTCAAGGGCAGGCGGGACCGCCTGAGAGCGGAGGCCCGCAAACTGTTCGCGCAGCTGGACGGGCTCGAATACGATATTATGATGCGGCGGTACGTTGATGTGCTGAGATGGACAGACGTCAGCAAGGTTGTCGGTTATGATATGCGATATATTTACCGTCTGCATCAGCGCGCGCTCGACAAACTGTTTAGCCACTCGAGGCCACTGCCTTGACGTGGTATAATATATAATGTGGATAAATGTGTGGATAAACTTATGGTTAAAACAGGACGGGCACGATGTTGTCCGTCTTTTGTTATGGGGTAATGCTCGGTAAAGCACGGGGGTGGGTGATGAGCATGGATAGGCATGGATAAGAACCGGGGGTATCAGATGACCCGGGGGACTGCCGGGAAAGACCGGGCAGGGGCAAACCCGCGGTACCAGAACGGGAACCTCAGGAGGAAGCACAGAGCAAGACTCAAAGCAATGGGATGCGAGTGCGGCATCTGCAACGGCAGGCTCGGGCCAATCCGATACGACCAGCCCAGCAACGCGCAGCATCCGCTGTCCTTTGTGATCGATGAGATCAGACCGGTCAGCAGATGGATGGAGTTCGGCTATGAATCTCCGGCCGCGGCCGCGCAGGACTGGAACAATCTGCAGGCCGCGCACTACATCTGCAATGCAGCCAAAGGAAATAAAATAATTGCTCAAGGCTCGCATGGTGCAGTGTCTGGCCGGCCGGCGCCGGAAGGAAAAATAAAAATAAATGTCTTGGATGGCGACTGGTGACTGCATTCGTGCAAACAGATAGGCAGTGCGGTTTCGGTTGTGAGCAACACTGGGGAGGGGTCCCCGGCTGCCCCGCTCGGCGCCCTCGCGCCGTCCAGCGCTGATTTACCCCCGATTTTCCGACCTTAAAGGCCGGTGTGTATTAATGTCAAAAATGCAAGAAATATTCTGATAAATATAAGTGTGCAAAAATGCACTGCCAGAACAGGAGATGACGCGTGTGAAAGCAGAAAACGATGTAAAAAAGCGCGCAAACCGCGAAAAAAACAGGCTCAGGAGGTTGCTGGAAATAGCCGGAATCGGGAAGCCGAAAAGCGACATCCTGCTCCCGGTGGTCGAGAATGTCAGCTGGATGCGCGTCAAATTGGATGATATTAGAGACGAGATCAAAAACAGCGAAATTGTTATTGAATACAATAATGGCGGCGGTCAGAAAGGCGTCCGGGAAAATCCGGCATATACAGCATACGGGAAATTGTGGAAAGCGTATATGTCCGGAATGGAAAAAATCCTTGCGGCGCTCCCGGAAGATCTGCAGGAAGAGGCAAAACCGGATGAAGAGGCGAAACCGCGAACAGTGCTTGAGCTCGTAAGAGAGAAGAGGGGCGCATGAAAGGCTCGCAGGCGCCGCGCATCCGGATTGAACCGGACCGGATTGCGACCGATGGCGACGATGCGGCGATGCTGATGGAAGCGTACGGATATAAACTGGATCCGTGGCAAAAGATGGTTGTGGACTGCTGGCTCGGCACGGACGAAGAAAGAAATTACACAACGACGTCGGCCGGGCTCGTGCTCCCGCGCCAGAACGGGAAAAATGTATGCCTGGAAGCAAGAGAGTTTTTCGGGCTTGTTATAAATGGCGAAAAAATCCTGCATACGGCGCATCAGGTGCGGACGTCGAAGAAAAGTTTTTATCGGCTGGTGCGGATGTTTACAGACAAAAGGCATCCGGAGGTCGAAGCGATTGTTAAAAAAATCCGTTATACAAACGGGGAGGAATCGATCGAACTGGATAACGGCGGCGCGATTGAATTTTCTGCGCGGTCGAGGCAGGCGGCAAGAGGTTTTGACGGGATCAGCCTTGTTGTCTATGACGAAGCGCAGGAGCTGACGGACGATCAGGTGGAGGCGATCATGGCGACGCTGTCCGCGTCTGAAACCGGGACAAGACAGCTGATTTATACAGGGACACCGCCCTATCCGGGCTGTCCGGGCGAGGTGCTGCGGAGGCTCCGGACGCGGTACCTGTCGGAACCGGCGCCGCATGATGCGTGGCACGAATGGAGCGTCGAAGCGGACGGAATTGACAAGATTGAGACAGAGGATAAAACGCTCTGGTATATAGCGAATCCGGCGCTCGGCTATCGGCTAACGGAGGAATTTACGGAAGAGGAGCTCCGGACAATGAGCAAAGACGGCTTTGCTCGGGAGCGACTCGGCTGGTGGATGCCTTCTGCCGGTGATCAGCCCGACCTTGCGATTAATCCGGCGGCATGGGAAGCGTGCGCGAGCGACGAGATGAGGCCGGACGGAAAAACTGCTTATGGCATCAAGTTCGCTCCGGACGGGACGGAAGTTTGCCTGTGCGGCGCGAAGGTGCCGAAAAGCGGAAAGGCAAGAATCACGCTGATCGAGAAGAAAACGACAGCGCACGGAATCCGGTGGCTTACGGAGTGGCTGAATGCGCGCGTAAAGGAAGCGTGCTGTGTTGTAATTGACGGCAGAAACGGCGTGGACGTACTGATCGACGGAATCAAAGACACGTGGAGGTTTAAAGGCTCGGTAATCCGGCCGACTGTCAAGCAGATGATCGCGGCGGCCAGCCTCTTGACAAATGAGATCAACGAGCAAACGGTCACGTGGTACCGGCCGCAGGTAATGCTGGATGAAAGCGCCCGGTCGACCGTGAAGCGAAAACTTGGCGGCGGCTGGGGTTTCGGCGGGGAGGGTTGTCTTCCGGTCGAGGCGTGTTCGCTCGCTTTGTGGGGCGCGCGGACGAGCAAACGCGATCCGTCTAAAAAAATGAGGATTGGTTAAATGTATATCAATATTGGCAATGTTAACGGCCTTCCAGAACCTGAGCGGGAAATGCTCGGCGACCTGACAGCCGTTTTTAATTACCATAACGGGAAAAACGCGGAAAAGGTCAGATACTACGAAGGCCACATCACGCTGAATGAGGTCAATCTCGGGATTGCGCTGCCGCAGGCGATGCGCGGGCTCGAAATCGGGTGCGAGTGGGGAAGCAAGTGCGTGGATGTCCTCGCGGCGCGATCGATGTTCGACGGCTTTGTCGGAGCGAACGGCGCGGAGGCTTCCGGGCTGACTCAGATTATGGATGATAACCGGATCCTTGCAGAATATCAGAAAGCCGTTAGAGACGAGCTGAAATTCGGTTGCACGTTTGCCGTGCTGGCCGGAGACAGTGAAATCGGATGCAATATCCGGTTTGCGTCTCCGATGGACGCGGCCGCGCGCTGGAATGCGGAGCTCGGCCGGATCGACTGCGGGATGACGATTATTGACGGCCGGATCGATGACAGTGACAAAACGTGGAAGCCGTCGAGAATCCGGCTGGACACGGATGACGCGGTTTGGATGCTGACACGGTCCGGATCCGGATGGACCGCGGAATATCTGCAGAACAAAATGGGCAGGCCGCTCATGGTCCCGCTCATCTGGAATGCGACGAGCGCAAAGCCGTTCGGCCGGTCGAGGATTAAAGAACCGGTTCGGCGGCTGATACAGAGTTACGTCCGGACGATTGCGAACGCGACAATCGGGCTCGAGTTTTCGACCAGCCCGCAGAAATATCTGCTGGGCGTGACAGATGATCAGTATGACGCGATTATAAATGATAAATTTCGGCAGTATGTCGGGTCGATCATCGCCGGCACGGTCAATCCGGAAACCGGAGAGCGTCCGACATTCGGACAGCTGCAGCAGGGCACGTTAAATCCTCACGTTGAGATGCTGCGGATGCTGGCAACGCAGTTTTCGGCTGCGACGGGGCTGACGGTGACGGATACGGGCGTGGTTAATGACGCAAATCCGACAAGCTCGGATGCAATCCTTGCGCAGTCGCAAACGCTGGTTCTGCTGGCGGAGCAGCTCAACGCGGGAAACGGTGACGCGCTGAAGCTGATCGCGCAGATGGCGCAGGCTATCGCGCGGGATGTGACGCTCGACCAGCTGACGGACGAAGAAAGAGACGTTGTCGCGCACTTTAAAAATCCGGCTATGCCGAGCGTATCGGTGACGGCGGACGCGGCGATCAAGATCGCGTCTGCACGGGAAAATTTTGCGGGCACGGATGTTTTCCTCGAGATGATCGGATTCGATCAGGCGGACATCCGGAGGATCCGCGCTCAGGAATCGAGAGCGCGCGGCCTGAAGCTGCTGGAGGAGTTTAAGGATGAAGATTTCGAAGAAGGCGTGGCTGGCGTACGTGAACCGGCTGGCGAGGGTCAATCAGACAGCGGCGCGGAAGGTTGAAGCGTACGCGTCACGCGTCGGGCTTGACAGAGCGGAGGATGTTGTTCGTTATGCGTACTCTGTTGCGTCGCAGTACGGTGAGGCCGCCGCCGCGCTCGCGTGCGAGATGTATGACCAGCTCGCGGCCGCTCAGGATGCGGATGTTCCTCCCGCGCTCCCGGCTGAAACCGCGACTTATGGCGAGACGGCACGCGCGACGTACGGGGCAATCAGAGACACGCCGAATATGGTCGGGGCACCGGCCGGACGGTTTGTAAAGAGGGCGGCCGCAGATACGATGCTCCAGAACGCGAAGAGGGACGGCGCGGAATGGGCGTGGATCCCGCAAAGCACAGCCTGCTCGTTCTGCGTGACGCTGGCGTCTAAGGGATGGCAGCCCGCGTCAAAGGCTGTTCTGCAGGGGAAACACGCGAAACACATTCACAACAACTGCCGGTGCGAGTTCGCTGTCCGGTTCGATGGGGTCAGCGACGTGGAAGGTTATGATCCGGATGCTTTATATGACATGTATATAAGCAAGAAGATTGATATTTAGGATAAACAGTCGGCAAAGGCCGGCTTTTTTATTGGCAACTCGTGCCTGAAACGAGGGAGACGGCAACCCGTGCCTGAAACGGGGAGGAGTGAAAATGACTGACATTAAACAGGAACCTCAGGCAGCTGAGCCGACTGGCGGAAACCAGGAGCCGAAAACGTTTACACAGGACGAAGTCAACGAAATCGTTGAAAAAAGACTGTGGAATGAGCGCAAAAAGTATGAAAATTATGAAGCGCTCAAGGAAAAAGCGGAGAAGTTCGACGAGCTGGAAGCGGCGTCGATGTCAGAACTTGA